GCGCTAACTTGACCTTCACTACTAACAACCCAAGCCATTACTCTGCGCCCTCGTACAACAAAGTGATAATGTCCGCCTTGCCGTCTTGTCCGCGCTGCGTGATTTGAAAGCCAGTGATTAGCGGCTGTTTTTCCGGTCTATTCATATCTACTGCCATTTTCACGCTGCGTAATATTTCCTCAACCTTTGAAAAGTCCGGTCTTTGAATTTCGTTAACCGCCTGCGTTAATCCTGTCATATCAGGAGCGTCTACATTCACAATCGGTGCTGGTACTATTGGCGCACTGACATTGACCTCCGGCGCGTTCACAGTGATTGTGACAGCATCGCGTAACGATTCAATTGCGGCTAATAAATCTGGAATTCGACTATCATGTAATTCGGGAATTGACTCCTTGATTGAATTCAATTCTGCAACTAATTCAGGGAATCTATCTTCTGTTTCTTTTGAGAGTTGCTGACTGATAACCCTCACGCCTTCAAGCACCAGCTTTAATTCTTCTTTGACGCCTGAATTGCTCACAGCATCAAGTAACGCCTGATCGCGTGCAATCTGCCCCGCATCACGTTGACCGATGAGAAACGCCGCAATCTCTTGTTCAGTCATTCCGTCAGGGAATTCGATGTCGTGACCGTCAACGGTGACAATGATCATCTAACGATGCCTAGCTCCCTGTTGAATTCCATGCGTTTTGGCTCTTCGGGCAATTCGCCTTGATTAATATCAGGTTCGTCTGCGTCAATGTCTTCGTCTGACCTTTCAGTGATCCCTGCCTTTCTCGCAAAGCCTCTCAGATCAGTCATGCCGATCACCTCGCGGTCATAGAGCTGGATAGATGCAATGATCATTTGAGCGTCCGCGCCGTCCTCGAAGAATTCCGTATTGATGATAAATTCAACATCACCCGTAACCCCCATGAATAACCCGCACCATTCAATACATTTCTTCAATGTCTCGGATAGATTGCCAACGACATCACCTAGTACAGAGTGTTCTGACGAGTGCTGTATCTGTGCGGCCTTGGCTGTTTGGTTGCCATTCTTGTCAGTGATTAATTGAGCGCCAAGCATCACAAGCTCATCGCGCTTGTCTGCCATTAAATCTCTAGTTAGAGAAGACGCTTCGGCTTGAACGGAATGAAAGTCACCGTTTTCGCCTAAAAAATGACCGGCGCGAGAGCCTACAACAATGCCATCTGGGTTAGCCTCATTCCACTCTTCGGTCGATAGTGAAGACGATACGCCTAGCGTCAACTGTCCATGTATAAAACTGTTTTCTTCAACGTCTGCGCTATTGCGATAATGACCGACGTTAACCTCTGCCATACCCTCCATTGGAGCCTGGTCAACTGTGAAATCGTTGTTCGTCGCGCCTGCAAAACAAAAGGGAATGAAGTCAAACGTGGAACCACTTGCCATTCTGATAATTATCTCATCAGATACCGCGACATCATCTTGATAAATCTGTTGCGTGTAAATATTGTCGCGCAATCTCAAGACGCGGAATTGTTCCTTTTCAACGTATTCAAACTCATCGTCTGAAATATTCACGCACTCGCGCAATACGACTAGAGATAACTGGACCCGACCGTTGACATTAGCCGTTCGCCAATTAACAACAGATTCCGCTGTATACGCTAGAATTCTCGCTTCAATCCCGGCTGTTTGCTCTGCTGTTGCGCCAGCCTCAACCGCTGGGTAGTCAACGAGAAAGCCGTCTCGTCCAATACTCAACAGCTCGGTAACTTCATCCTTTGCAAGCTGAACAAGCCCTGTGCCCGTGCCTGTGGCGTTCTGCTCCAAGTATTCAAGTCCGGCAGGCAGCGTAATTTCTGGATCCTTGCGGAAAGCGGCCCCTTTTAAGCCTGCGAGCGTTCTACCGCAGAAGTTAGAATACAACGCACGTTCGATATATTGTCTGTATCTGTGATCGTTGCGGGTCTGTAGCGAATCGTTGCTAGATTCTGATGTGGGCTTTGGTAGATACTTAGACCGCCCTGCTTTAACCGCACGAGAACCCGCGCAAGCTGCACGCACACGCTCCCATGTTTCAACGTGTTTATCATATTCGGGGTGCTTACTCGATACTGACATAGATTAATCCTCAGCGTAATTTTCAACGCTCACCATGTTTTTTGATATAGAACACGCTATGTCGCGAATCTAACCCGAACATTCGATAACGGCTTCAATACAGGCATCTCATAAGCGATGGGATATGTCCCCGCATCAGGTAAATGGTCAAGCCCTGTTGTTTTGTCAGGTTCGCCATTCTTATCGTAAGCCAATTGCTCTAAACACTTCGCGTATTCTGGGCACTCGCCATCGTTGACCATGACCACACTTTTCTGAAACGCTGCATTAGATGCGTTGATTCTGTCTCTCACTCGCGGGTTTGAATCCTTCGCTCTAACCTTGAACCCTGCCATTCTGAGTAGTGCGATGTCCGATATTGAAGCGTCAACACTCTTTCTGCTCTTGCCGCTTGCGTCTGGGTAGATTGAGATAGAATGACCTGCCCATTTCTCTTTGATAGTTTCAATCATTGCCGGTGTATCATAAAGCCCTTTTAATTCAGATACTGCATGCCATACGCCGTCCCTGATGACATAGATAACCGCGCTCATGTTCGTTACATTAAAGTCCATGCCAATATTCAAGGGTTCGCCGTGCTTAATTACAGCGTCAGACCTGTTTTTTATCCTGCTGTATCCCTTGTAGACCGAGCCCGATGTCAGGTTTACAAATTGACCTTTGATGTAAGCCTGTATTAATTCTTCTGGGTATGTTTCCAGCAATGATGCAATGTAATCAGGGGGTAGATTCTCTTCGTTCTCATACGTTGAAGCCTGCACCATTGAGTAACTAGGCTTAGGGTCTTCAGCAAACGCGCTGTAAACGAATAGAAAGCCCTCGGGTGTGGTTGTCACCCCTATGCCGTTCTCAACACCAGGTATCACTAGCCTTAGCCGTGCGATGATCTTATTCCACGCCTTCCGCGCTTTCTCTTTCGGTAGCGTATCAATCTCGTCTACCAGCGCTCTTGCAATCTTGAACCCGATAATTGAACCAGGCTTGTCCATCGACCGGCAAATTACTGTACCGTAATAACGCCCATTCCTGAACAGGTGAGCCTCTTTGTTTGACTCTTTGATATCAACGCGGAATCCCATCAACTCCGCAGCTTCTTCAAAAGTCGGGTAGAAAATATCACGTATGGAGGGGTACGTCGGCCCGAAATAGCCCTGAACAACACCAGGGTGCATTGATGCAAACATCAATAAATCTAGGCATCCAACAAAAGTTTTCCCTGATCCTAGTCCGCCGACGTATGCCTTGAACTTGGTATTCAACGTGTTTAGATAAGCATTTTGGGGGGCGCTAAGGCTTAACATTCGTGATCTGTATCTCTCCGACTGCTGGCTTTACGTTGAATTGTATTGTCAAAGGCTCCGCTTCGCCTCCTTGAGGGTCTGTAACCTTCTGGTCTGTTTGACCTAGCCACGCTTTACCGAGCCATATTAGCATTGTTGCGTTACCGCTGATTGCCGTGCTGTATTGCTGCCGCCTAAGGCTCATCTTCCCGTTTGCGCTCTTTTGTCTGAAATACTCCGAAAAACTGCATTTCTTCTCGCGCTTGCACGCATTGTTCAATGTGTCGTAGTCATAACCTAAAATGCTGGCCTGTTCTTCGCCTGTACAGTGGACCGCACACATGTTATCTACTATCGTCCAATCAATAACGATCCTCGGTCTTCCAATTTTTCGCTTTGGCCCCGCCTTAGCTTTAGCCATTCTCATTCTCCGATAATTGGAGCGCACAGGTCGGAGTTGCACCGCCCAGATCAGAGGGGTGCTCTGACTCCTGCTCTTTTATGCGCTTTGGGTATTGCTTCGACAGAAGCTCTATTTTCTTCCTGATTGCTGCATCTAACGGCATTAAATACCTGTGCTTTCCTTTTGTTTTTATTATATTGCACTCACTTGGCTTTACTGTCTTCCTTTGTTGTCCCTGCTGGATATTCCATCCTTTTTCGGAAACTTGCCTTTTGTGCAGCCTTTTCCCATTATGCCAGTATTCTTTGCTTGCAGCAGTATCACCTGCGTAAATCCAGTTTCCTGCCTGATAAATTCCTCCGTGGTGGCCATATTGAGGATCAGCAAAAGAGACTATTAATCTAAGGTCAGGGCACTGTTTCTTCAAGAAAACAATTGCTAACTTTATTATCCTAGAAACTTCGACTGCATGGCTAGTCAGCGCAACTCTAGTCAATTCGCAGCCTTCTGACTGACTCATGCCGTATGGCTTTAACAGATTACTGTTCGCGCCCCTGCTAAATATAACACAGCCGACATATTTTCTATTTTCCCAAACTCCGACTTTGACCAAGGGCGGGACAGGTACGCTTTTGGAGTAATGCCAATTCTCACAAGCATACTTAACTGCTGCATGAGTTGCCCAGTCAATTTTTAAATCAGATTTTGCCATGCTCTCTTAAGTCCCATTCTCCACCGCAATGCGGGCATTCTACGATTTTTGGTGATAACTGATCAAGCTGGCCCTGCTCATCTTCTGACCCAGCACTGAAATCAGGCTCAAAGAATATTCCATCAAGCTCTTCAATGCTCAATCCTGTGATCATTAAATCAAGACCTGCAATATCTATATCTTTCAATTCAATCTTGAGCAAATCAAGATCCCACCCGGCATTTAGCGCAAGTTGATTATCAGCGATAACATAGGCCTTGCGCTGCGCCTCTGTCAGCCCTTGCAGCGTGATAGTGGGCACTTGATCGAGTAATAACTTCTTAGCCGCTAACAGCCTGCCATGGCCAGCTATGATGCCGCTGTCTTCGTCGATCAACAACGGATTCGTAAACCCGAATTCCTTAATGCTCGCTGCTATTTGAGCAACCTGCGATTCTGAATGCGTTCGTGAATTATTCGCGTATGCAATGATTGAATCAGTGCTTGAATATTTGATTGATAATTCAGCCAATAGACACCCCGTAATGCTCGTAAGGTTTAATTGTGATCAGTCCGAATTCCTCTAGCCGCTTACGATGATAAGCCGCAGTGAACACGCCAACGCCAAAAGTTGACGCTAACTCTCGAACCGAGGGCGCACGTTTACCGGCATCAATGTCCGATTTGATCCTGTCGAAGTATGCCATTGATATCGTTCCCAATCGTCTTGTCATATTTACCTCCTGCTCAAGATTCAAGTAATACCTTTGCTTCTGCTTGTGTTATGCCTAAGTTGTAATCACGCGCTAACCATCTTGCTGCGTCATAGATAAACATTTCACTATCAGCTGCTAACATTTCAGCTTTGTACGCTTCGACCTCTGCGGCCTGCCGATACTTCTTTGAGAACTTGTATAGCAATGGATGAAACCAATACGTTCGCTTGTATTGCTGCCAGTGCCGTTTCTCGTGAACAATTAATTGGTGATGCCTGGCTTTCGGCGCTCTCTTGCCTATCCTGATTTCACCGAACCCCAGAAACGTTATAAGTTCTGCGGCCCTGCCCATTTTTGGCTCTTTGAATTTTACTTTTAGGCCCATTATCTACCTCGCCATATCTTCAGGCCAACCGCCGCAGTCACAACCGTTGTTGTCAGGAATCCGATATCAATCCCGTTAGCTGTACAGAACTCAACGAATATTTTCACGCCATTCAATATTTCAGGCTTGCCGTGAGCGCTCATGATTGCCCCGTACAAAGCGACCCACACCCATGCTGTCATCGTTAACGTTGCATACTCGTCTTTGTATGAGTCAGAGTTGCCCTTTGCTGTGACCGCTTCCCACTCTGCATCAGTGAGGTTTAGAGAGTTATCACCGTCAACCTGAGCTAACCTGATTTTGTTGTCGCCAGTTTCTTTCGCCTGCTTGCGCTTAGTGCCAGCCGTGAACACGTCAGAAACAGGTTTAACTATTGCCGTTATAGCGCTAAGCAATGCCATTAGTTAATCACCTACAGTTTAAAAAAGTAAACGTGATCGTTTGACATATTTCTAACGTCCATATGTACCCAACTCATACCTTTGAAGTCCTCAAAACATGCAGGATGAGGCAGTCTGATATCACCCTCTCGAAGTCTATGCCTGATTTCTGGTGCCGGTATCTCGCAAACTAGATCGAAGGCGCGGCCAAATGAATGTTGTGAGTATGCTTTGTAATGCTTCATGCCTGGAATGCGTAGCCCTGATTGTGTCCTAGCACCGCCTACATCCCAATTGTTAACCGTTACGGGAACGCCTAACTGCGCCCTGAGCGCGTCCAGATTTGCTACAGCGCGAATATCTAGCATCTGCCACGCTCTATTGCCGCGTTCGTTGTAAACGTCTTCAGAAACTAATTCTTGAACCTTAAAAAACTTAGCTTTGTGCGAACTGATCATCGAACGTCGCCTCCGTGACTTCGCCGTCAATCACCTTAAATGCAGAATCGTCACTGAACACAACGAGACAGTCATCAAGCTGGGACATCAGGATCAATTGCTCATCGCTCATTTATTCACCAGCAACCGCCGAATCTCTTTAATGTCTGCCCTGATCTCTTGAATGAAATCTTTGCTCACCGTCTCCTGAGACTTCAGCACTTCAATATCTGTCTTCATCTCTGATACGTACATAAACCCCCCGACTGCGATTACTAGAGTGGCTAGAATATGCGAGACATCAATTGATTTGCCCACATGCCAAGTATCGTCGTTCCTGCGCTTGTGCTCTTCGGGCATTAGATTTGATTCGGGTAAGGGTGAGTGTCAAATAGCCTATTATATAGAGTTCAAATCATTATGAAACTGAGCGTTTGCACAGCTGTTATGTTTCACATGAAACGATTCTCAACGACCTGTGCACGCCATCAACCCAATCAACCACGCCAGCCTTTCTCAACCGCTTCAAATGATCAGCCGCTGAGTTAGGGCTTTTAAATTCAAACTTCTTTGCGATGTCGCTGTGTGTCGGTGGGTATCCGAACTTAGACACAAACCCTTTGATGAACTCATATACTTCAGTCTGGCGGCTGGTGAGGCTCATGCTCTATGCTCCCTTATGCTCTGAATTAGTCCCTGTGCATCTTCTTTGGATTCCACCAGCGCCCATTTCCCGCCATGGCTTTCCCAATAATTTTTAAAGTCAACCTCTCCCGCTGTTAATCGTCGGGCGCTTGCCGGTTTTGCTGAGTCTTTAATTTCCACAGCCACAGTAACCCCAGAATAGGTAACAAGAATGTCAACAAAATTAGGTAGACTAGCCACATCCTTAACTCCTGCGCCACAAGCGAGAAAATGATTCGAAATTTCCGCATGGTTATCATCCTTTTTCTTGTGCCTGACGAATTTGCTCATCGGTGATAACCAGAAATCGCTTTACAAACATCATGCGGAGGTATTGGCACAACGCAAATAGTCCTAATTATTCGTTCAAACTGTATTTTTTCAAACCTTTTGCGATTTCCGCAACCAAACGCTTCGCCAGCGTGTAACGATTTATGCTCATCGTCAGTCAACGGCAGAATCCACCAATGACCGATAGCAATCTTATTGTGCTTACCTGTAACTCCTACAGCGTGGTGAATAACAGCAGGTTCGCCGCTAATTACTGACCCTAAGCCTCTGACAGCCTCCCGCCACCGCTTTTGTGCTGCGCTTGGGGCGTTACCTTTAGATTGCATCAGATCAACCTCATCGCAGTTTCAACCGCTGCAATCAGGCACCAGAACCCGACAGCCAACGCAAACCAACTCGCTTTT